AGAGAGCGCGTTAGGGCGCAGATGGTATCGGTGGCATAAAGATAATCCTGACTTCTTTCCGCTGTTCGAGCGGTTTACCTTTGAAGCTGTCAATCGCGGACACCAACGTCTTAGTGGGTGGTTAATCGCCAACCGCGTTAGATGGGAAACGTCCGTTGTCACTACAGGTGACGACTACAAAATCTCAAACGATTTCATCGCACTTTTCTCTCGCCTGTTCATGGTGAAGCACCCACGATACGAGGGGTTTTTCCGTACCAAACGTATGAAGCGTCTGGTTCGAGACATCATGCCCAACGAGGATGCGGCATGAAGAAAGAGAAAACAAAACAGGAATGGCGGCACATTGCTCTGCACTGTGAGACTGCCTATCTGTTAGCACCGAAATGGTCACCGATGCGGTACTTCTTTAAGTGGGGGATTTGGTATGCAAACCGAAAAGCCCGATCCGCGAAAGAGTGATCCTCGTCTCACCTGTGTATCCACACGCTATAAAAAGTTAAGGCGTGAACTTGGAGACGCAGAGTGGGATGGCGACCCTTGTGCTGAACTTATCCGTACTGAGTTTAAGCACTATGAAGCCTTGCTGAAGCAGGGCGTATTGTACGAGCCAAACTTTTAGGAGAACTATCATGGCTAATAAAACATCACCGAAGGCTGAGAAGGTCTGGGCGTACCTTGTTAAAAACAAGCTCGCTACCCCTGCCGAAGTCGCAAAGGCAACAGGCGTGTCATATGGCTACGTCTACAAGCTGATGAAGAAAATCGGCACACCAAAAGAAGTTTTCGAGGAGGAAGCGAGAAGCACCGCAAAAAAGTCCCTAGCCTCTGGGGGCGCATTAAAAGCGTCCTCGGGGGAAAGACTAAATCTTCTTAACGAAGCAATCGAACTCACTGGTGGGGATCGCAATGCCGATTATGGTGACCCATACGACAACCACAAACTGATAGCCGATATTGCCGCACTCATCACAGGTAAAGAACTTACCGCATATGACATTGTGATGGTGCAGGTGGCTACCAAGTTGTCTCGTATGAAAGTCAGTCGGACGAAGCGTGACCACTATGTCGATCTAATGGCATACGCAGGTATCGCCTACGAGTGCTTGCGAGAAAAGGATATAGGCTAATGGATTTAATCACGCTAGACTTTGAAACATATTACGACAGGGAGTATTCCCTGACGAAACTAACGACTGAAGAATACGTCCGTGACCCTCGCTTTGAGGTGATTGGAGTAGGTGTGAAAGTCAACAATCAACCAACTGAATGGGCGAGTGGCACACATGAACAAATCAAAACATATTTACAGACATTCGATTGGGCAAAATCTATGGTTCTTGCTCACAACACTATGTTTGATGGTGCCATTCTTTCTTGGCAGTTTGATATTCATCCTCGCGTGTTTACCGATACTTTGTGTATCGCCCGTGCTTTACATGGGGTGGAAGTTGGCGGCAGTCTCAGGGCGCTCACTGAAAGGTATCGTATCGGAGAGAAAGGCACGGAAGTCGTCAACGCCCTCGGTAAGCGGAGAGCCGACTTCACCGAATATGACCTCGACAAATACGGTGACTACTGCGTCAACGATGTCGAACTCACCTACAAACTCTTCAACATCTTCCTTAAAAAAGGATTTCCGAAGACTGAACTAAGGCTGATCGACTGCACCCTGCGCATGTTCATTGACCCTGTGTTGGAACTCGACATTGGGCTACTCGAACAACACCTAGAGGATACGCGGGAACGCAAAGACCAACTGCTTGAAGCGGCGGGTGTATCTAAAGAAGACCTCATGTCTAACCCCAAGTTTGCCGAAGTGTTACAGGGGTTAGGTGTCACGCCACCGACCAAGATAAGCCTCACTACTGGTAAAGAAACTCTGGCGTTTGCCAAGTCGGACGAGGCGTTCAAGGCGTTGGCTGACCACGAGGATGACAGAGTGCAAGCTGTGGTAGCGGCGAGGCTCGGCACAAAGAGCACACTCGAGGAGACACGGACTCAGCGGTTCATCGACATAGGTAAACGAGGCACCCTGCCTGTTCCTGTTCGATACTATGCCGCGCACACTGGGCGATGGGGTGGGGATGACAAGATCAATCTTCAGAACCTACCTAGCCGTGGGCCGAATGGTAAGAAGTTAAAGCGTAGTATTCTCGCACCCGAAGGTTACACCCTGATTGACGCAGACAGTGCGCAGATCGAAGCGCGTGTTCTTGCATGGCTTGCCGAACAAGACGACCTGACCAGCGCGTTCGCTAATGGTGAGGACGTGTATGTAAAGATGGCATCACGCATATACGGTGTTGCCGAAGAGGAAGTTACCAAAGACCAACGGTTCGTGGGCAAGACCACTATTCTCGGTGCAGGGTACGGCATGGGTGCACTCAAGTTTCAATCGCAGTTAAACACGTTTGGACAAGAAGTAGAACTCGACGAGGCCCGTCGGATCATAAACATTTACCGCGAAGCCAACTGGAAAATCAACCAACTCTGGCGCAACTGTCAGAACATGGTTCGACATATGGTAAACGGCGACAGCTATCAGGTAGGCCGAAAGGGTGTGCTGAAAGTGTTGGGATCGGAACGTGGCATCGTGCTGCCATCGGGTTTGCTAGTGCACTACGACGACTTATCAGCAGAGCAGAGCGAAAACGGTTTGGAGTATAGTTATAAGACCCGCCGTGGACGCACCAGAATTTACGGTGGGAAGGTAACAGAGAACGTCTGCCAAGCGATAGCGCGTTGCATTATTGGTGAACAGATGTTACAAATTGCTAAGAGATACCGCGTTGTGTTAACCGTGCACGATTCGATTGTGGCCTGTGTTCGTGATGAAGAAGTCGCAGAAGCACAAGCATATGTAGAACAGTGCATGAGGTGGACGCCCGACTGGGCTGAAGGTCTACCGATCAACTGCGAAAGTGGAACTGGAAAATCGTATGGGGATTGTGAATGAGCGTTGCACCGTGGTCGTTTAGTAAAATCAAGGCATTTGAGCAATGCCCGAAACAGTTTTACCACGAGAAAATTCTCAAGGAATACCCTTTTGTCGAGACGGAAGCTATCCGTTACGGCAGTGAGTTTCACAAATCCGCTGAAGATTTCATGGGCGATGACGTGCCACTCCCTAAGAAGTTTGAGTATGCGTTGCCAGTGTTGGAGTCTTTGAAGGCCAAGCGTGGTGTGAAGTTATGCGAACGAAAGATGGGCGTAACCGAAGACCTTAGACCGTGTGACTTTTATTCCAAGGATGTTTGGTTCAGAGGTATCGCTGACTTGCTAATCATTGACGTGTTAGCAGAAACCGCATGGGTCATCGACTATAAGACTGGCAAGAGTGCCAAATACGCAGACAAGGGGCAGTTAGAACTGATGGCTCTGACTGTGTTTGCACACTTTCCAGATGTGAAGAAAGTCAAAGCAGGGTTGGTGTTTGTTGTTAGTAACGCACTGGTCAGAGATAGCTACGCCGATTTCGATAAGGCACGGCTCTGGGAGAAATGGATCGGTAAATACGAAGGCATGAAAAAAGCCGCCGATCAAAACGTATGGAACCCGAAACCAAGTGGACTGTGCAAACGGCATTGCCCTGTCACCGTCTGCGTTCATAACGGAGGTCACTGATGCCCTATAAGAACAAACCTCGTCCGTACAAGAAAGAGTACGAACAGCAAAAGAAGCGCGGCGAACACGCTGACCGTATGGAGCGGCAACGTGCACGGCGCAAGATGGATAAGACAGGTAAAGATGCCAACAAGAATGGCAAAGCCGACAAGCGTGAGGGTAAAGACGTAGCACATAAGAAGCCGCTATCTCGTGGGGGTACGAACAAGGATGGCGTTCGAGTGCAGAACCGTAGCAAAAATCGTGCGGCGGGGGGCGCGTTGAGCAAGGGCAAGAAAAAGAGTTAGTGCACCACTAACAAAATCACGTCACTAACATTGTGGCGTTGCGATGGAGAACAACGTGAGAATACTTGAGAACAAGGCGTTATTATTGCGCCTAAAAAACCCTAATAAAGTTACGACTGTTATTCCAAACAGCAAGGAACTTCCTGACAATCAGGTGGCAGTCAAGTGGGGTGTTGATGAAGCGCATACCCTAAAGAAACTAAACATCAAAAACGTGCCATCACCCATTGAGGGTAAGTACGATTGGCCCGGGCAGTACAGGCCATACACACACCAACGTGTTACAGCGTCTTTCCTTACAATGAACCGGAGATCGTTCTGTTTCAACGAACAGGGTACTGGCAAGACTGCATCTGCAATCTGGGCGTCTGACTTCCTGATGAAGCAAGGTAAGATACGGCGGGTGTTAGTTATCTGCCCCCTCTCGATCATGGATAGCGCATGGCGTAATGATCTGTTTTCGTTTGCGATGCACCGTACTGTGGACGTGGCATACGGCCCGAAAGAAAAACGCAAGAAAATTATCAACCAAGGCACTGATTACGTCATCATCAACTATGATGGTGTGGAGATCGTTGCTGACGAGATTGCCAACGGTGGGTTCGATTGCATCATTGTGGACGAAGCCACGCATTATAAGAACGCACAGACCAAACGATGGAAGACGTTGAATAAACTGTTAACCGACGACACTTGGCTCTGGATGATGACTGGTACCCCTGCGGCTCAATCCCCCTTGGATGCGTATGGTATTGCCAAGCTAGTCAACCCGACTGCGGTGCCGAGGTTCTTTGGGTCATGGCGCGATCAGGTCATGCGCAAGATTACGCAGTTTAAGTGGCAACCCAAAGAGGATGCGACTGATACCGTCTACCGAGTGCTACAGCCTGCGATCCGCTTTACTAAAGAAGAATGTCTTGATCTGCCAGAGATGGTCTATGTCAAACGCGAAGTCGAACTGACCCGACAGCAAGCCAAATACTACAAGCAACTCAAAGATAAACTTGTTTTACAAGCGGCAGGGGAAGAGGTCACAGCAGCGAACGCAGCAATCAACATGAGCAAACTTCTGCAAATATCTTCTGGTGCGGTCTATACCGATGGCGGAGAAAGTCTGGAGTTCGACATTAAGCACCGTTACAACGTCTTGCGGGAAGTTATCGACGAAAGTTCCAAGAAGGTCTTGGTGTTCGTGCCGTTCAAACACACCATCGACATCCTTACTCAGAAGCTACGCGCTGATGGGGTTACCACCGAAGTTATCAGGGGCGATGTACCCGCACCGAAGCGAACCGAGATATTTCGACAGTTCCAGAAAGAAGATGACCCAAAGGTGCTTGTCATCCAGCCGCAGTCAGCGGCACATGGTGTTACGTTAACAGCCGCAAACACAGTCGTATGGTGGGGGCCGACCAGTTCGTTAGAGACTTACGCCCAAGCAAACGCTCGTGTTCACAGGTCAGGACAAGACCATAAGTGTACCGTCGTGCAGCTCCAAGGTTCCAAGGTAGAGAAACGTGTTTACGCACTATTAGACAATAGAATAGATGTACACACAAGAATGATTGATCTTTACAAAGAAATGCTTGACTAACTCAAAGTTCACCAGTAGAGTGAACATCCCGACACTTTTGTCGTGCGAAAAGGAGAACATTATGAGTGAGGTAGACGATGGGTTGGCTCAAAAGCTGACCAGAGTGTACTTGAAAATCCGTGATGAGAAGGCTCGTGTCTCTGCGGAGTTCAAGAAAAAAGAAGATGACCTTAACCAACAACTGGATAAGGTTAAAGCCGCACTACTCGACTTCTGCAAAGAGCAGGGAGTTGACAGTGTAAAGACTTCAGAAGGTCTTTTCTATCGTTCCGTTAAAACACGTTACTGGACTAGCGACTGGGAGGCTATGCACCATTTTGTCATGGAGCATAACGTGCCTGAGTTTCTGGAAAAGCGTCTTAACCAGACGAATGTGAAAGCCTTCCTTGAAGAAAATCCAGATGTAGTTCCCAAGGGGCTGAATGTGGATTCTGAATATATCATATCTGTGAGGAAAAAATAATGACTGGACCTTTTGTACCAATCGAAGATTTGTCCAAGCACTTCTCTGTGTCGGTTTCGACAATCAGAGCATGGGTGCGTCAAGGGCATATCCCGAAAGACACCTACATTAAAGTAGGCAACAC